CTACACCTTCTCGACTTTTTCTCGCTATCCACCGGATTTGACCAGAAAGGGGACGAAATGGCCGCAAACAGGCGTGCTGCCTACAAGAAGCTCGACGCGGCCCTGGCCCCAACGATGTCCACGATCGAATACCTGACGCACTCACTTGTCCAGTTGGAGCAAGCCGCGCAGGATGCGATCGACTCGCGCAGCTGGCAGGCGTGCTCGGCTCTCAAACTTCGCGCGCTTCAGACGCGAGTGGACCTCGACGCGGCGGTGGAGAAAGCCAACCGTCCCGACGACGCGATGTCGGACGAGCAGCTCCTCGGCATCATCGTGCAGGCGATCGCGCAGCTGCCGGCGCCGCACCTCGAGCGCATCGAGGAGGCGGTGTCGATCCGTCGTCACGGTGCCCGGCCTCGCCTGGTGACGGGGACCGACGGGTGAACCTGTCGGCCCTCGCGCAGTCGGTCGACACGCTGCACCGTCGGTCGGTGGCGGACCCGCTGGCGTACTTCGTGCCGACGCCACCCCAGCTGGCGTTCCTCGGGTGCACGGCGCCGATCGCCCTGGCGCGGTCGGGCAACCAGCTCGGGAAGACGACGATGGGTCTGGTGGACTGCATCTATCGGTGCCTCGGGGCGCACCCCTACCAGCTGGTCAAGGCCGCACCGATCGAGGCGTGGGTGGTGGTCGTGTCGTGGGAGCAAAGCCTCGGCATCCAGCAGAAACTGTGGGCGTTGCTCCCCAAGGATGCGATCGACCCGGACACCGAGTTCATTCCCGGCAAGGGCTTCCGTGGCAAGACGCCGATCATCCGGTTCCGGAACGGCAGCGTGCTCCGCATCCGCACGGTCAACCAGGGCGCTCTCGCGCTGGCTGGCTCAACTATCGACTACGTCCTCGTGGACGAGCCGCCGCCGATCGCCATCTGGTCCGAGCTGGTCCCGCGCGTCATGCGGAACCGCGGGCGCATCCGGGTCACGCTGACCCCGGTGGGCGCTCCCCTCGGGTGGCTCCGCGAGCTCGTCGAAAAGAAGATCGTGGTCGACATGCACTTCCCGCTGACGGTCCAGAACACCACGCCCATCGGCGGGCGGGCGCTCCTGGAGGCCGAAGACATCGAGCGCATGGAGTCGCAGATCCTCCCGATGGAGCGCCGCCAGCGGATCCACGGGGACTGGGACGCAGGCTTCAGCGAGGGCCGCATCTTCGCCGGCTTCGATCCGGTGGCGCACGTGTCGGACCTATTGCCCGCCGGCGAGTGCCAAGTAGGGATCGGGATTGACCACGGGTCCGAGGGCGGATCTCAGGTGGCGACGCTCTGTCTGGTCTCGCGCGAGGGCGGTGTCGAGGGCAACCCCCGGTTCTGCATCCTTGACCAGTGCATCTCAACGGGGGCGACCACGCCAGAGCAGGACGCACGCGACATCCTCGCCATGCTGCGCCGGAACGCCATGCGCGTTGAGTCGGTCGACCGCTGGGTCGGGGACCGTAAGCATGGCGGGCGACGGTGGGGCGGCAAGAAGTCGAACGCCCTGCTCATGCAAGGGTTCGAGCGCGAGCTTCGCCTCCCTGTCGGCGCCATCCCGTTCAGAATGCATACGGCGTGGAAGCCGGCGGGCAGCATCTACGAGGGGACGCGCATCCTGCATAGCGCCATGCTGCGGCACGACTTCACGATCCATCCGAGGTGCAAGCAGCTAATCGAGGACTTGAAAATGTGGGATGGCGCCGACGACGAGCACAAACACGGGATTGACTCGCTGCGTTACGGTGCGGTGGAGCTCGTGACGCGCAGGCTATATGTGCCCCACCACGTGAGGATCGGATGACGCAAGTTCCCATGATCGGCAGCGATACGTATGAATCCCGCCGGGTCGAGCACACGCGCTTACGCCGCCGGATGCTGGAGGGCACGTGGGAGCAGGACCTCCACGACCGGCTTCAGATCCATCTGGGCACGGTGCGAAAGGCTGCCTGGGGCCTGCCGGACATGAGTAGTAACATTTTTAGGCAGATTGCCCGATCCCTAGCGGCCCTCTATATCCAGCCGCCCGACGTCTCACACCCGACGCGCAACCTTTCGGCTAGCGGCATCGTCGACATGGTGGCGAGGTCGGGCCTGTGGGCGACGATGAACCGCTTCCAGCAGATGGTCATCGGGTGCCGGGAATACTGGCAGCGCGTCCACGTGTCGGCAGACGGACGCTTGACCTTCCGTCCCGTCGCGCCTGACATGACGATCGCGCGCTCGTTCGCTGACCGGCCTGACTACCCCGTCTCGGTGCGCGAGCTGCGTGAGCGTACGCACGCCGACGGTACGCCGCGCTGGACCTGGGATGTGCTGGACATTAGCGACCCCGAGAACCCGATCTACCAGGTGCGCGCCTACGTTGACGGTGGCAAGGTCGGGGAGGACCTGAGCGCGGTGTACCTCGGGGGCGACTACTCAGGCGCTGCCTACCCGTACCGACGCAGCGACGGGCGTCCGATTCTGCCGTACGTCCTGTACCATGCGGAGCGCATCGGGGACCGCCTGTGGGACTGTTACGAGGGCATCGAGGTAGTCGAGGGCTCCCTCAACATCGCCGTGTCTTACTCCATGCTCTTCCACGCCTTGAAGGACTCTAGCTGGCCCCAGCGGTACATCATCGGCGCGGAGCCGCAGGGCGGGACCATCGAGGGCGGCGTAGCGGGTGCCCGTCGTGAGGTCGTCTCCGACCCTGCGACCGTCCTCATGCTTCGCGCCAGCGACGAGCAGCAACCCGTCATCGGACAGTGGCAAGCGGGGTGCGACGTCACGCAGCTCGAAGCTACTATCGCCGCGAGCGCCAACCGCCTGGCACAGGACGCGGGCGTCTCCCCTGCCGACATTCAGCGCATGGGTGGCACGGCACGCAGCGGGTACGCCATCGCCCTAAGCAATGAAGGCAAGCGGGACGCGCAGAAGGTGTACAGTCAGAGCTTCCGGGCAGCGGACGAGCAGCTCGTGATGACCGCGGCGATCCTGGCGAACCGCGCCATGGGCTCGCAGTTCCCGGAGGGCGGCTACTCGGTGCAGTACCGCTCGATCCCCCTGTCCGGGTCTGAACTGGACGCCCGCAGGAAGCACGCCCTCGAGCTCCTCGACGCCGGCCTCATGACGCGCATCGATGCCTTGCGCCTGTTTGACGACTCGCTCACCGAGCAAGACGCGGTCGCCATGCTCGCGGAGATTGACCTGATGAACAAGGCGCGCGAGGTCGTGGACGAGGCAACCGACATGGAAGCCGAAGAGCCGGAAGAGGAGACGCCCGAGCAGGAGGCTGCGCCTGGTGATGTCGCTGAAGACGCAGCCGAGGCCGACGAGGAGGTCACGGGTGCCGCCGGTTAGCGAGCGCCAGCGCCGCTACCTCGCGGCTACGGACCCCGCCGTGCTGCGCCGCTTCCTCGAGGAAGGGTCGCGTGCCGGCTTCCGTGCGCCTGCGGCGGTCGCTGCCGAGGCACGCCGCGGCCTCGAGCTCCGCGAGGAGTACAGGCGGGGCGGCACGCCCATCGGCGCACGTCGCGCGACCCAGCTGGCCGACCGCGAGGTGGTGTCGGTGGAGACGCTGCGCCGCATGGTTGCCTTCTTCGACCGCCACGAGATTGACCTCGAGGCTCCCGCCGCAAGGCCGGGGCACCCTAACTACCCCTCCGCGGGTCGTATCGCCTGGCTACTTTGGGGCGGTGACTCGGGACGCGTCTGGGCAAGACGTCTCCTGCGGGCGCAAGAAGCAACCCGCAAGGAGTGACAATGCCCGACGACACCACGACCCCCGACGACGTCGGCACCTCTCGTGCCGAAGAACGCATCCGTAGCCTGAGCGCCGAACGGAAGATGCTGCGTGAGCAGATGGCGGAGCTCCAGAGCCGCTACGACTCCGCGCAGGAGATGGTGAAGCAGGCCGACACCTACAAGGCCAGCGCCTCGGAGTGGGAGACGAAGTTCTCCACGGCTCGCAGCCAGTGGGAGACGGAGCGCGAACTCTTCTCGAGGGGCATCACCGACCAGGAAGGGATGGACTTCGTCCGCATCGCGTACGACCGTCTCCCGGCCGAGGGCCGTCCTCCGCTTGGGGAGTGGCTCGCGGGAGACAAGCTGCCGAAGGCCGTCCGCGCGTACATGCCCGACGCGGCTACCGCGCCTGCGCCGGCGGCTAAGCCCACCACGCCCCCTCCCTTGGCGAACGCTGGCGCGACGAACGCCCCCGCGGGTGCCCCGTCGCAGTATTCCCCGGAGGCCATCTCTCGGATGAGCTCAGCCGAGTACAAGGCCGCACGCGCGGCGATCCTCGGGCTGGACCGCTAGCACCTCGACGCGTGCGCGTGGGCTAGCAGTGCGCTAGTCTACGCGTACCCGTCGGGTCGAGCCCCGTACCAGCGATGCCGGGATGACGATCACTACTCATCCAGAGGTACATCCACATGGCGCTCACCGAATACTCGACCCTCTCGGGCAACGCTCGCGTTGCCGCCGTTCTCGCTCAGGAGATCCAGCTCAAGCTGGCCGACCGCGCGAGCCTCCACAACCACCCCAGCATCGTCAACTTCGGCAACATGGCCGGCCGTGGTTCCGCGGCGCTCCAGGTTCCCATCATCGGCCTCGACGGCTCGGACCTCCTCGCGTCCGCCGCCGACGGCGCGGTCGTCGCGAACACCACGCTCACCTCCACCGCGGCCACGCTGACCATCGGTCGCTACGCCCTCCGCTACGACCTCACCGACCTCGGTGGTGCCATCACCGACTCCATCGGCCTGAACGCTCAGCGCCTCGCGGAAAGCATGGTCGGTTCGACGCTCATGGCCTTCCAGAACGCGCTCTGTGACGTCATCGACGGGTTCACCGCAGTGGCCGGCACGACGTCTGTGGATATGAGCGTAGACGATTTTTACAGCGCGCAGTTCGCCTTGACCCTCGCCAGCGTCTCCGGCCCCTACATCTGCGTCCTCCACCCGCGCCAGCTCGCGGACTTCCAGAGCAGCCTCCGTGCGGAGTACGGCGCGACCCAGTTCGTGCAGGCCACGCAGGACATGCTCAATATCAAAGGCCAAGGGTTCGCCGGGACCTTCAATGGCGTCGAGATCTACTCGAGCTCGAAGGTGCCTACCGCCAACGCGGGCGCGGACCGTGCCGGCGCGATGTTTGGCTACGGTGCCGTCGGCTTCGTCGAGGGCTCCCCGTTCCCGGTCCAAGGCGCGGCCGGCGTGGTGACCCCGGCGGGCTCTCCGGTGGTGGTCGAGTTCGACCGCATTGTCGGCGGTGGCACGACCTCGATCCTCGCCAGCTACTACCTCGGCATCGGGAAGCTCCAGGACGGCATGGGCGTCTCGATCATCACCGACGCATGAGCGTCATCTAGGAGAACACGTGGCAGTCACCTTCACCGA